ATGCCAAACCTTCTTTCTCTTTTTCGAGTTGTTGTGCTTGGAGTTTAATAGCTGCTTTAGCTTGTACTTTTTGAACATCTGCTAGCATTACCTGTTTAAGTTGTAATTGAGTTTGAGCATCTGTAAGTTTAGTATCTTCAACAAGTTTATTATTTGCAAGAGCTTGTTGGTCAAGTTGCAATGTTTGTAACTGAGTAGCAATACCGGCTTGTTTAACTTGTTCTTGAAGGATATAAGCTTGTTCTTTGAGATGCTCATTTTGAATTCTTTGTGCATCAGTTTGAGCCAAGATTAAATCAGTCTGAGCTTGGATTTGTGGATATTTTTCTTTCTCAAGTTCAGTTTGTACTTTCAATAATTCTACTTGTTTAAGCTGAGCTTCTAACTGAGCATATTGTAAGCGTAACTGAATAGGTAGCATAAGCATTTGAGCTTTAGCTTGAAGTACTGCTACTGCTGCTTGTACTGCTTGAACTCTCATTGCATAAGATTGGTTCAAGATATTAGCTTTCTCTAATGCATATTGTGCAGAAGTCTGTAAGCCTTGAACCAGTAAAGTAGAATATACATTTGCTACATCAGCTTTAGAAATAAGATTTCTATTAGTCATCATTTCTAACTGGTTCATAACACTTGAACCAATGAAATCAAATACGCCTGTACCATCTACTTCTCTTGTAGTAAGGTCTGTGTTTTCTACTTTAACTAAAGGAATATTAAGGTCTTCTAAACCAAGTTTATCTAACTCATCTAGAATCTTTTTAAGTTCATCATTTTCAGTTGTAGTTTCAATGTTGAGTTGTTTAAAGGGAGCATTTAGATAAGCAGATAAATCAGCATAATCTTCAATAGTACGAAGAGGATACTTATCACGATAATCTATAATAGCTTTCTGTAACTTAGGATGAAGTAAACTAAAGATTTCAGTTTGTTTATAAGCATCTGATAAGAATTGAACCAGTTGATGAGCATCAGGAATCTTATCAATTTCGTCAGCAATCTTATTTACATCTTCAACTGTTTTCCATTTATACTTTGTACCGTCTTCTGCATCAAAACCTAAATTCTTTACACTATCCGGAATATTAATATTTGGTACGCATAACCAGATGTTTTTACATGCTTGAGCAGAAGTAGCAAAGCCAGAATCACCATCTACTACTTTGTCAAATTCGTATCCTGCACCAATGTGGTTACCTTCTGCATCGAATGGTTTAATAGCCTTAGCACCTGCCATATTGATAAATCTATCAACTACAGCATCTCCTCTAAGACTGTCATTTGCAAATTGGGATACATCATATTGTTTACCGATACCGGTAATAGGTGTACCTAAAAACTTATTAAGGTCTGTCATATAATCTCCATTAAAAAAGCCTAGCTAATTTTTAACTAACTAGGCTATTGTTACTAATCGTTTTCAGATTGTCCAGTATTGTTTACCGCTTGTTGTTCAGCAAGTGCTTTTAATTCTTCTTCTGTTAATGGAGGAAGTTCTACAATACTAAAGCATGGTAAGTATTTTGGCTTGGACATATTATCAATATGCTGACGTAATCTAGGATGACGTTCAGATTTACGGTGAGCATATTTCATAGATTTCAATACTTCTACAAGAATACGTTCTGCATGCCATACAGGTGCATTTAGAGGGATTACACGTCTGATAGGTGAGAAGTTAGCGTTACCTGCAGTTACAGTAATAGCAGTCCAATCTTGTTTACTTGGGTCAAGTACATTAATTTGGAATCGTACTAAAGCAGTAGCTTTGTCGATATTCTGTAACACTTCTGGTGCTAATTTCTCTAAACTTTGACGACCTCTTGTACCACCTGAATTTGCAGCTTCTTGTTCTGCAATACGTGCTTGTACTAGCTCTTTTAGTTTAGTTGTAGGGATATTGTTAGCATAAGATACCCCACGAATATTCGCTTGTTCTTTCCAATAATCACGTTCGTTGATTTCCACTTCATCAGTAGATACATTTACATTTGTTTGTTCAATAGACATATTGTCGTTCCTTCTATTCTGTTCTTCTAGGAAATAAGGGGTTCGAGTGAACCCCTATAAGTTAATCCAATATTACATTGGAGCTACAGTTTTGATAACACCGATACGTTCAGGACGTTTGAACATGATACCGTACCACCATTTGATAGATACGAAACCAATTTCACCGTATGGGTCTAACAAGCTGTAAGATTGGTTAGGTTTTTGGTGATGAATTTGGAATTTATTATTCACACCATTTGAACCATCGAATGAGATACAAGTAAATGCATCAGTACCGATACATAATGCTGGGTAAATGTTGTATTTACCGTTTTCTTGTGCAAGACCGAATTGTGGGTCTGCTGGAGCACCTGCACCCATCCAACCTAACATACCTTCTACATAAACTACACGGAATTTATCGATGATACCAACTTCATCTTCCATAAGTTTAGAGATACCTGCACCATATTGGTGAGCATGGATAAATGCTGGGTTACCGAAGTGGTCTTTCATTTGTTCTAAAATATTTAATACTTCAGGACCTACGAATAGAGTACGGTAGGTAGTTGCAGTACGAGTATCTAAGTTAGTTGAACCAAAGATATATTTGGTTTCACGTGGAGTTTGGTTATCGTCTAATGCACGAGATAAACGGCGGATTGCTTGATAAGAAATCAATGAAGTTTGGTCCATAGTATCATCAGAGATAGCATTACCTGAATATACGATAGTACCTGCACCGTTTAATAAGTCAGCTTGTAAGCAGTCTTCAGTTAATTGTTCTGCTGCTTCCATAGCTTTTTGGTACATACGAGAAACAATTTGTGGGTCTGAATCGAAGTTTTCTAAATCTTGAGAATACTCATAGAAGAAACCAAATTTGTTAAATGTACCTTCAGTCCATGCACGTGAGAAACCAACACGGTTTACACGACCACCTTCTTCAGTTAATACCGGCATAGCACCTAAGATTTTACCGATATCTTTAGAAGAACCATAGAAGTTACCGTTACGGATATGTACACCACGTGCGTCAATACCTTGGTCGTTTAAGTTAGCATCATGAAGTAAAGGAATATCTACTTCAGCACGGATACGCTGACCCATATTTTTAGGCATAGCGATAGTATCCGCCATTTTAGAAAATTTACGTTTTTTTGCTAATGCTGGAATGATTTTCTTTGTATAGAAAATACGTTCATATTGTTGTGAACCAACAGAAGATTGTACTGGAGTACCACGTAGACCTTGTGGGTCATTGTATAAGTTAGCACGTGGTGAACCAATACTTGGAGCATGGGCATTAGCCATAGTGTTTACATCTGCTTGTGTTGCAGTGTCGATTGGAGAATTAACTGCCATAATTTGTTACCTTAAAAATTAATATTGTTAGCTTGTAAGTATTCTTCCCAACTGTTGTATTTAGCTAATTCATTTTCATCAGCATTCAACAACGCATCAATACCACTATAAGATTGTTGTCTTTGTGGAGCTTGAGTATTGTTAGGAATACCAGCACTAGACGGAGCTTTTGGAGCTGTTTGTTTAGGTGCTTGGTTCTGAGCCAAGTTATTACCTACTACTTTTGGAGCACGGTAATTAGGCTCATACTTACTTGGATTTTGCTTTTGAAGTTGTTCTGCTACAAAACCATAAGCATCAATAGGCTTAATGTTTGCAGGAACTTTACCTAGTGCATATTCTTTTTCAAGAACAGCGAGTGTATCGTTCATTAAACCATTCTCAGCATGACGTTGTAAGTTATCTAGAATAACTGGATTAGTATAGATTTCATAGAAACTATCTTGGTCCAAATTCTTAACATAGCTTAATACACGCTGACCAGCTTCAGAACCTTGTAACTCTTGTGTCTTTTCATCAAATGCTACACGTTCATCAGTAGGTAAATAGTCTTTTTGTTGATACGGGGTTTCTTCTAAGTCAGGCAATTCATAAGTGTCGATTGACTGGTCTTTAAGGAACTTAGCAACTGCTGCTTTATCACCTTTAAGTAGGTCAATAGCGAAATTAATCTTGTCTGCTTCTAGTAAACCATTTTGTTCTAACGATTTTAAAATTTTTCGGTGTGGAGCTAGTTCACCCATCTTCTTGTGATAGTTCATACCGAATTGCATTAGTTTTCTAATGTCGTCAGGATTATCTACTTGTACATCCTGATGATTTGCTCTGAAACTTGCAGTAACAAGTTGTCTGAACTCTGCATCAGTAAGCTCAGTAGTTTCTTCAGGTGCTTCACCAGTTAGTTGTTCTGGTTCAGATTCTGAAGTTTTAGTAGTCTCTTCTGGAGCTTGGTTATCACTAGGTGTTTCTTCCTGTTCTTTAGGTTGTTCAGGTTGTACACCTTGTTGAGCCATAAACTCTTCAAAGGTATCTACATTTTCTAATTGTTCATCGGTAGCACTTGCTAGTACTGAACCAATGTCTAAATTATCTTGTACTTCTACAGGTTGATTCGTAGTATTTTCAGTAGTCATTATTAGACCTCAAATTCTTTTAATAGGTATCCGGAACGAGTCCAAGCATGGTCATTTGCTAACAGTGCTTTAAACTCATCAATGCGATTAAGCTTAGTAATATTAAGACAATGTTCATTAGTAATATAATTCTCATATTGTCTTATTTCATGAATAGCTCGTTCTACATTGTCAATTTGACTTTTAATACCTTTTAAGTAATCTTCACTAGAGGAGTCTTTATCTCGTTCATATCTATCTTTTAACTCAACAAGTTTAAGATGTAGATAGTTTTCTAAACTTTCAATAGAATTAGCTCCACCATTAGCAATAAGATTATGTAACTCTACTTTATGCTTCACACTTTCACGTGTCAATAATGACACACTTTCAGGAAGTTTATACTCCGACATATTAACCTCTGTCAGTATCAGTATAAGCTGCAATTAACTCTTCATCAGAAGCTTGAATAAATGATTTTGCATACATACCTTCTGAATCAAGTTGTTTAATAAATTGGTCAAATAAACCAATAGATTTAATACGGTCTACTGCAGACTGTTTAGTAATATCTGCAGTTGCTGTAGCTAGGTCTTCTTTTACAATACGTTGTAAGTATAAACCTTGATAGTAATCACGGAATACTAATTTGAAATCTGGATTATCCATTAAACGCCATAAAGCTTCAGCACGTTCTAAGGTAAGTGCTTGGTTCTTACGTTCACGTTCAATTTGTTCAATAAGGGTTGTATCAACCATTTTATAGTCCTCTTATGTTAGTCTATTAGATTTGGTTCTGTACAGTATTGCCATCACCACGAATATAGTTACCTAAACCGTCTGCTTTGAATAATCCATCTGGAACTGCACCTAGTTCAGGATTCGGCAATTTTCTTAAATTATTTTGTGCTTGTCTAGCATTTTCACGGTTTTGAGCTCTTTGTGATAGCTTTTTAGGTTTTTTACCATCTTTGCTTTCACCTTTAGCATCAGCTACTGCACGTTTAGTATCGTTGTCCATTTGAGCTTTTTGTAAAGCATTTTGTCCTTTAAGAAGTTCAGTAGCAATCTTACCTTTGTTTTGAGCTTCTGCTTGAGCTTGAACAATCTCTCTTTGACGAGCGTGTTTAACACCTTCTTGTTGTTCCATAAAGTCAAGAGCTTTAAGGTCAGTGTCTGCTTGAGTATTACCAATTTGAGCATCAATAAATGCAGAACGTGCTTGATAGTATTCAGCTTCAGCTTGTTCTTTCTGTAATTTAGCTTTAGCCAATTCTACTTCTAATTGAGCCAATTCTTGTTGAATAGGGTCAGGTTGTGGTTCATAGTCTTTAAGTGCAGATACAAATGTATCTAAGTTATATAATTGACCAATCTCCATCAGCATAAGTTTACGTAATCCCCAGTCTGCAGCTTCACCTAATGTTTGAGCCATGAAAGTAAGTTGTTGTGCTTTACCTTCAGATTCACTATTAGATTTAATTCTAACTGCTAAATGGAAATCACCTTTTAAATCTTCTCTACGAATAGTAACAAATTGGA